CATTGGCGATTCGCCTCAGGGTAACATTTTGTTCCTTGGTGCAATCTCGTACCTGAGTTTTACTACTTCGGATGCCGATGTCACTGCTACCTTCGACGGCGACTACTCCATTGGTACTGTTCCGACGGCCGATTCCGATGTCGCCGATTCTGGAGAAGCGGATATTATTCCGTCTACTGCCCTTGGTGCAGCGACTGCCAAAGTGTCGCCGGTTGTTCGTGGTGCCAGTACCGATGCAATCGGTGGTGGTATTATTGACAATACCGACGGATCCCTGGAAATCAATCTCAACCTGCTCATCGATGATGCTGCAATCTCCGGCGCTGCCATTTTCACTGTGAATGGCTATGTCGAAGTGTTATACAGCGTTCTTGGTGATGATTAAGGAATCAAAATGAACGATCGTCTGATTACTGCTCTGAAGCAGCTGGATCCCGCCAACCCTAACCACTGGACTGTCGAAGGGCTTCCGCGTCTTGAAACTGTCTGTATTCTGGTTGGCGACCAAAGCGTGACTCGTGCGAAAATTGTCGAAGTTGCCCCAGCTTTTACTCGCAGCAATCAGCTGATCGGCTCTATCCAAACCGAACCGGGCGTTAAGCCTGGTGACGTTGGTATTTCCGACGTCATTCATGTCGAGAAAAGCCAGCTTGCAGAGGTTGGGGCTACGGATGAAGAGCTTGTTGCAATTCTTGAAGAAGAATTGACGGAAGCTTATCGCCAACGTGACCTGCTGAACAAAGCAATTTACGAACACGAAACGCGACGCGACCAATTGCAGATGCGTATTGACGCAAATGCGCCGAAGGGTAAGTTGTCTGCTCAGGTACAGGGCTACCACGAGCGGCAATTGGAACTTCGTCAACAGCGCGTGGCAGCTCGAAAGATTTTGCAAGACAGTGGTGTGAATTTGCGTGAACTTGCGAAGATGACGCAAGGGGCGCCTATTGATACCGCCCGTCAGCGTCGATAATGGTGTTGGGTGTCACAAGGACGTGACTTAGGAGGTACTTATGGCATTTGTAGTAGAAGACGGAACTGGCCTCGCTAACGCGAACTCCTACGCTTCAGCGGCTACTGCAGACGCTTATTTCTCCGACCGTGGTGTGTCCAGCTGGACAGGCAGTTCCACTGTTAAGGAACAGGCTCTTGTACGAGCCACGGATTATATTGATCGCATGTTTGGGTCTCGTTTTATCGGCTATCCTTTTGTCGATACCCAAGCATTGAGTTTCCCTCGAGTAATTGCTTACGAAACCGAAATGCCGGTCGCGGTTGTCCGCGCCTGCTGCGAATACGCCCTGCGAGCCTTGAGTGCAAAGCTCATGCCTGATCCTAAGCAAGACGCAAGTGGTTTCCCAATTCGTTTTAAGAAAACAGTTGTTGGACCGATTGAAACTTCGTTAGAATTCCTTTCTTCATCCCCTGACATCCAACGTGACTACCCGGATGGAGACTTGCTACTGAAGCCTTACCTCCTGGATAACGGCCGCGTAGTGAGGATGTAATGGACTACACCGAAATACAAGCTGTGGCTCTGGAGTTAATAACCGAATTCGGTAGAACGGTGAGCTTTAAGACACCCGGTACACCAACGAACTCGACTCAGCCCTGGCGCAACGGTGCAGCAGATACGGTTGTGGCCACAGGTGCCGCTGTTTTTGTGCCCGTTACAGGCTCAGGATTCGGTGCTGAGTTTATTCCTGCTGATTTGCTTTCCCGTGTTAAAGAGTATTGTCTGGTTGGCTATAATGGTACAGACCTCAGCACTGCAAAAATCATAAATGATGTCGTGGACTGCCGGGTAGAATGGTGCTATACTCTAAAGCCAGGTTCGGTCGTTTTACTTTACGCCTTCGGGATTAGCAGATGACAAGTGTTGAAGCTCTAGACGCTCTCTTTGCTCTCATCAAGACGACTTGGGAGGCCAATAGTGCTGGGCCAATTAAATGGCCTGACAGTGCTGGTGAAATGCCTACATCCGGGGAATGGGCTCGTGTTAGTGTACAGCATTCTGACGGCGGGCAGGACAGCTTGTCTGACCATGTCGGAAGTGTTAAGTATGCGGACATTGGTGTTGTGTATGTTCAGATTTTTACACCAATTGGGGCAGCATCGCTTCGCAACTATACTCTGGTAAATGCAATACTTCTTGCATTTCGGAGAGCAAAGATTTCGGGTATGATTTTTCGAAGAAGTCGTATTCGTGAAGTAGGGCCGGATGGGGCGTTTCTGCACACGCAAGCTCTGACCGGATTTGAATATGAATCCCACGCCTGAGGTTTTACCATGGCCAACAAAATTGATTCCAACTCTACGGGTCTCCGCATTGCGGAAGAGAGTAGCCTGGGCGTTCTGCCGGGTACACCCATCTGGTATCCGATGGAACCGAATTCGTATTCCGATTTCGGTGGTGAAATTGCTACTGTGGCCCGAGATCCTATCAATCCGTCCCGCCAGCGCAAGAAAGGCGTGACAACTGACTTGGACGCCTCTGGTGGTTTCAACCAAGATTTGACCCAGAACAACATGACGCGCATGATGCAGGGTTTCTTCTTTGCTACTGCTCATGAACAACCCACAACGGCACCTCTGAACTCTGCAGCTCTGCTGATGACTGCGGTTGATTCCGTCAACAAGGAATATGAAGCTGCTTCTGGGCTTGGTATCTTTGGTTCTGGTGACATCATCCTGGCCTCTGGCTTCACCAATGCTGGTAACAACGGTATTAAGACGGTGACTGGATCCACTGCCGGAACGGTTGTGGTCAGCGAATCGTTGGTTGCAGAAACGCCTACTTCTGCTGCAAAGCTTGAAGTTGTGGGTTTCAAGTTTCCGTCTGCGGACGTAGCGATCAGCCTCGTTTCAGGTAATCAAGTTCGCCTGACTTCCGCTGCTACCACCATGACCGGTCTGGGTCTTGCTGTTGGTGATTGGGTCTTCTTGGGTGGCGATGCTGTTGGAACGAAGTTTGCCAATAACCAAGGCTTTGCTCGCGTGAGCGAAATCACTGCAACCTACCTGACGTTCGACAAGACGTCCTGGGAAGGTGCAATTGAAGCCGGTACAGGCCTGAGCATTCATTTGTACTTCGGTAACGTTACCAAGAATGAAAGCAATCCTTCCTTGATTGTGCGTCGCACTTATCAACTGGAACGGACGCTCGGTTCGGACACCAATGGCGTCATGTCCGAATACCTTGTCGGTGCTGTACCCAACGAACTGACCGTCAATGTTGCCCAGGCTGACAAGGTAACGGCTGATTTGACGTTCATTGCAATTGATAATGAGCAGCGAACTGGTCTGGTTGGCGTTAAGTCTGGCACTCGGCCTACACTGGCCACAACGGATGCAGCTTTTAATACGAGTTCTGATTTCAGCCGTATTAAATTGGCGTCCTTGAGTTCGGTGGATTCTTCACCCGTTCCGTTGTTCGCTTTTGCAACTGAACTGTCGCTAACCCTGACCAATAACGTCACCCCGAACAAGGCTATTGCTGTTCTGGGCGCCTTTGACACAACTGCGGGTACGTTTGAAATCGGTGGAAGCATTACAGCATACTTTGCGGATGTGACCGCTGTTCAAGCCGTTCGCAATAATGCGGACATCACCATTGACATGGTTCTGGTTAAGAACAACGCGGGCATGTTGTTCGATATCCCGTTGATGTCGTTGGGCGGTGGCCGTTTGAATGTGGAGAAAGACCAGTCCATCACCCTTCCGCTGGAAATGATGGCTGCAGAATCTTCGTTCGGGCATACCTTGTTGTTCCAAAGCTTTTCTTACTTGCCTAACGCGGCCGGTTAAGTTATGCTATAGGGGCGCAAGGTGCGCCCCTATAAACAAGCTTAACGAGGTTGTCATGTCTCTCTACTCCCAATTCAAGACCGATCCTTCCGTTGAAAAGGACGGTATCCTGGTTCAATACGGCAACAATTCCAAGGGTTCCCTGATTCAGATCCGCATTGCTCGCGCGGGCGGTAATAACGTGGGCTTTGCTAAGGCCTACGAGCAGAAAACGAAACCCTACCGCCGGCAGATTCAGAACGACACAATGGACCCCAAGGTTGCTGAACGCATTATCTTGGAAGTCTACGCCGAGACTGTCGTTTTGGGCTGGGAAGGCGTGGAAGATGAAGAAGGTAACGACCTTCCGTTCAACAAAGAAAATTGCATCAAGCTGTTTACCGACCTCCCTGATTTGTTTCGTGATTTGCAAGCGGTGTCACAAAGCATTGCAGCTTTTCGCAGCGAGATCCGGGAAGCTGACGCAAAAAACTAACAGAAGCCCTCCTCTACACGTTGGAGATGGGCTCCGTTGAGAAGGCGATTTTAGATCAGTGTTATAAGCATCGGATGCCTATACCTGATAAGATACAGAACGCGCCTCAGTTGCTGGATGGGTTGGATTTATATTATACAGGATTCATGGACTTAACAACCTGCCGGGAAATAGGCATGGTAGAAGGTCCAATATCCTGGACTAATATGGCCGGATACTGTAAGTTCCACAATATTACAGGGGAGCAAGCAGAGGATTTCCTTTACTTTGTTTCTAGAATGGACTCAACTTATCTTAAACATTGTGCCGCGAAGGTGAACAAAAAGTGACCACACTGTCGGGGTTTGCAGAACGGATGAGACAGGTTGCCAAGCATGTAGATGCGAATTCTAACATGCTTGTTAAGCGAACTGCAATTGCAACTCTGACAGAGGTTGTCCAACGAACTCCGATTGATACAGGTCGTGCTAAAAGTAACTGGCTTGTGTCAACTTGGGGTCCGATGGGTGGGGTACGGGAACCGTTCGCATACGGCTTCCAGGGTTCTACTAAGACTGCAAACGAACAAGCAACAATTGCAGACGGAACGTACCGTATAAACCAATTCAAAATAACTTTTGGAATGGAAAAGATTTATCTTACTAACAATGTGGATTATATTGAAATGTTGGAACTTGGAGGTAGTAAGCAAGCTCCGACAGGTTTTGTAGATTTGGCTATGATACGCGGCGCAGGTGTCGTTCATCGTTCCAGCTTGCTAAAATATAACGGGGTTGCAAAATGAACGAGAATATCCTGATTAGCATAACGGAATCTGGTTCCCGTGTGGTCATCAGACAGATAAATAGCATTGCAACTGCCGCTGATAAAGCCGCGGCTAGTTCCATTCTGTTGAAAGATGCTCTTCGTTTCGGTGGAACAACCCGTTCGATAAATGCTGTTGGAACTTCTCTTGGTGCGCTGAAAACTGAATTGACATCCCTTAATGGAGCTTCGTCTTACCTCACGGCTATCAAGACAGCACTTACCAGTCTTAGCTCTGCTGGTTCTAGTTTAACGAATCTTGTCACCGCTTTGAATAAATTGAATTCGTCTGCTGCGAACCTTACACAGTTCACTCGGGTGCTGCAACAAATTGACACGAATTCTGCCAAGTTGGATATGGTTGCTGCCGCAATTGGGCGCATCGGTTCCAGTTTACATATTCTGGAAAGGTTTAAATTAGAACTGCAAGCTATTGTGGCCACAAATCCTCAGATACAAGCTCTTGCGGCTGCACTGCGAGGTCTTGGGCAAATAAGAGGGGATATTGGAGCTCTTACCAATAGCGTTCGACAACTTCAGCAAGAATTGCTTAAAGCTGCTCAACAAGCTGGGGCGACCCAACGAATTATTCAACAGATTGGCGGTTCAGGACAACAAGCAAGCGGTGGAATAATGAGCTTGCGTCATTCCCTAGCTGCCATGGCTGCCTACATGGTTGTTAGTCATGTTCGCGAATGGTTGGATGCATGGCAGTCGGCTGCCGGTCTGTTCAAGATTGCAACTGAGAATATGGAGCAGATGCATATTGTTCAGAAGCGTGTAACCGACGCGGCTAAAGAAACCCGTCAAGACTTTACCGCTACAACTGAACTGTATGCAAGACTTCAACGGGCTTCGCAAGACGTTGGGGCAAGCCAAAGTGAAATGATTGATTTCACGAAGGGTGTTGGTACGGTACTGGCAATTCAGCATACATCCGCTAACCAAGCCCGGGGCGCTCTTATTCAGTTGGGTCAGGCGCTTGCTATGCAGAACATTCGCGCACAAGAATTCCGCTCTATGAACGAAAACTTGTATGTTGTTCTGCAGACTGTTGCTAAGAACATGGATGGCATGGGTGGCAGCGTTAATAAGCTTCGCCAGAAAATGCTGTCAGGTAAGCTTACGTCCAAGGAATTTTTCGAGGCGTTCCTTAAAGGCTTGCCTGCGTTGCAAGCTGACTTTGAAAAGACCTCCAAGACAATTAGCCAAGGTCTCTCAGTTCTTAATACAACAATGACGGAAACCTTAGGCAAGCTGGATGATGCAATCGGCTTCAGCGATAAGTTTAGTAAATTGCTGATTGCAATTGGCAATAACTTGAAATACATTATTCCTTTGGTTATTGGAGTTGGAGCTGCCTTACTCGGAGCTTTTGGACCTACAGCATGGGCATTTATTCTCGGTGGCCTCAGAGCGTTTGGGACATTGCTTCTTGCCAATCCAATAACCGCATTTGCAGCTTCCGTGCTTGCCGTTGGTTCATACATTGCAATCATGTCAGACGAAATGAAACTTGGCACAAGCGGAATGATTGAGTTTAACCATCAGACAATTTCTGTCGAAGCTACAATGACGGATTTTCTGAAAGTTGTTGGGCAAGATGCTAAGGCTTCGTTCTCTGATTTTGGTAAATTTGCAGGAGACGCTATTGATAGTATCCAACAAGGAATTACGCATCTTATTTATCTGCTTGATGTCTTTGAAAGTGACTTTGATGCTAAAATAGGGATGCCTGATATGGGAACAGGCTGGGAAAAGTTCTTTAAGCAGATTGCATTTAGCTTGGATCTTGCTCTTGCTGGTGTGGTCATGTTTGCTTTACAGGTAGGAGCAATCTTTAGACTTCTTGCTACAGACACTTCTGATATGTTCAAACTCATGTGGAATTCAATTCTTAGTGGTTTTGAATGGGGTGCAGATCAACTTATTGAACTTGCAAATAAACTTCGAACAACTTTTGGTAAAGAGGCACTTCCCTTTAAAGGAAATCTTGAACCTTTGAAGTTTGATATTGACCCGAACTTTGCGAAAAAACTGTTTACCACTATTCGAGACACAGGGGACTTGGCATTTCAGGATATGGAGACTAACGGCTTTTTCCAAAAGCTTGAGTCCCAGACTCAACGAGCCCAAGCAGAGGCGGAGGCTCGTAAACGTCGTGAGCTTCAAGCTAAAGATGATTTGAATAAAAAGAATAAGCCTGATCCTGCACCTGACGATGGGAAAGCTGCTCGTGAACTGGAGAAACTTCGTAAGGAATACGAAAAGATCCAAAACATGATTGACCCAATTGGTGCAGCAAGAAGAGAAGAAGCAGAAGCCCTTAAGGTTGTAAACGATGCAGTCGGTAAGATAGCTGGTGCCGAAGAACATCGTAAAGAATACGCAGAAGCAATTAAAAAGCATTATTATGATGCGATCCATCCTATGGAAGCGATGGTTCGTAATAATCAGGAAGCGTTGGATCTTGCACGTCAGGATCCTCAAGTGCGGGAGCGTAGCAGGGTTCTTCAGGAACAGATCAATGCTTTAAAGAAGGCAGGACTTACGGATGACCAGATTAACCTGGACATCCTTAAAGCTCAGAATAAAGAAATGGAATTCCAGACTAAGGTCAATTCTGCGAAGCAGCAGATCTTTGCAGCTAGTCGCGGGAAAGACCAAGGCGTTATTGCTGAACAAGAAGCGATCCGTCAATCCTTAAATGATCCGGAAGCTCAAATTAGCAAGAGTGATGTTAAACGTTACGAAATGGAGAAAAATCCTGACTTGTTTGCTGGAACTCAGGATGCGATTGACGCTAATATTGCAGCGTACAATCAGATGTATATGGACATTGACTTTATGCGTCAAAACGATATAGTCAGTGAGCAGACTGCGGCGCAAATGAAGGCTAATGTCAAGCGTAAAGAGCAGAAGGAAGTTCTTGGGGCTGTCGGGCAGGGGATGGATAATCTGGCCACGCTGACCACAAGCAAGAACAAAGACCTTGCTCGAATTGGTAAAGCGGCAGCAGTTGCATCCGCTACCATTAAGGGTTTTGAAGCTGTTCAGAATGCCTTGGCGACACCGCTTCCGTGGCCGATACCTCAGGCTCTTGCAGCTACGGCAGCAGTGGCGGCAGCGGC